AAATAGCCTTCCCCGGCTCACTAAGAACGGTGGTCGCCAGAAATTTCTGGGGAGAACCGGCGGGCAAACTCTCGATGCACGCGAGGGTACAGGCCTTTTTCAAAAGGTCTGTAGCCGCTTCATAGTCAACCGAACACCAAAAAGGCATATTCGGCAGCAAATCATCAATTACTTGCACCTGAGGTGTAAGGTCGGAATTTCTCATAGTTGCATAACTAGAGTTCTTCCAAGCACTTAACATCATACCCTGCAAGGGTTGAAGAGCTGAATAGAGATAACCATCTCCTAGTGTAATTATTCGGAATTTTCCTGGCTCAGGAATTGCCATCACTTTCACTTGGAGAATATCGGGAATTGTCCCCCCAAGGGGGGCGAGTGGAAAGAGGGCCTGATCGACCCTCACTTCACATCTGGAAAACTCAGTCTGGCGCCAGGCATTAAGCCTGTGAACCATGACTGGAAGTTTTCCCAATTTCCCAACATCCAGATCATCAAAGGGCAAATGGAACCTCTCAAATAAACTTAACGCGCCGCCATTTTTGACGGACGCTTGTAAGCAAGAGGATCCACTTGGAATAAACTTCGTTGGCGGAGGCATCTTCACACATATCCTACGCGTGGCCTGCTGGATTGATCTCAAAAGATCATCCGGAATTGGCCCGCGGTTACAGGAGATGCGCGTTTTATGCTTATCCAACGCGGCTTGTTTCTTAACTTCACCCAGGGAGGGCCACATTTGCTTGGCCCCCTTTTGGAGAGAATAGATAAAGCTGACATCCCGACGAGCAATTGCTCTCAGGATGAAACGTTTACACCACCCTTTAAATAGTGGTAATGTATTCCAAGATTCGCGTGGAGGACGCTGTGAATCACGGAAAACCATACATAGGTAGGTATCGAGCCAAAACTTGCAATAAGTTTGCTCGCGGTCAATCTCTTCGGTTCTGAACTTCATCAAGTTAATACATACGTAACGAAATGAATGAACGAACCGCCGAAACTCTTTGTCTGAGAAAAGTTCGATCCTATTGGATCGTCTCGAGACAAAGGGCCAGATCAGAGATTCTAATATCTGTATAATGGGCTTACTTGCGCCCAACCCGAAACTAGCTAGTTTCGCGGTAGAGAGTACACAATTCTCAGCGGATATTGGATGAGACCGCACCGAACCGGATCTGAATAAATTCAGATCAATGTTCGGAGCTCCTATCCCCACTTCTTTCTGCATACTAGCAACTACTGTATTGCCAACAGACGACGTAGGTTCGTCATTGCGCAAAGCACTCTGACTAGTGGGTGACTCGCTTCTGTCACCCGGAACAATGTTATGATTTATCGTTAAATCAGAC